GATAGCCCGTGGCTTGGACACGCTATGCAAGCTCGCTGAAACTCATATTCGCACCGGCACTTATAATCGCCCCCCCGTCAACTTTCACATACTTGCTGGAGTTGGCGGTTCTGGCAAATCTGCAGCTCTGGCCCGCTTCCTACCCACGATCGCCCCAGCTGGTGGGTATTCGTGTTCCAATTTGCGGTTCCACACTTGGTTCAACAAGCTTCGTGCCCCCTTAGAGGCAGCTTTAAGTCCTTTATTCCCAGGTCTGCAATCTTTCAATTTCTCTACCGGGTGTATGTGCCTCGCCCAGCCACTCACTGGTACCTTGATCTTAGACGATGCCACCATGCTCTGGCCCGGTTTCATTCCACTCCTCGTCGCTTCGAACCCAGGTATCACAGACCTTGTCATCACCTGCGACACAACGCAAGGCCGTCTAGCCTTCCCTGCAAGCGACTCCGTTTGCCGTGATGACGTCAGCACATCCGAATGGCTCCGCAATCTCTCTCCAGACTACGCCACAATAGTGCGAAGATATTCCCAGGACATCTGTGATCTGTGGGGTCTGCCCTACATCGCTCCGGAGCCTGGCCAACCAGTGCGCCAAGGTCGTGTTTTCATGACATCGCAGGCTCCTCACAACGTGCCCCTCCTAGTTGTCTCACCACGGTTTGCCGAGACCCAGAATTCCGGTGGGCAACGTTGTCTCACATTCGCTGCTTGCCAAGGGCTGACCATCGAAGGCGATTGCGCAATCGACTTAGGCGGCCTTACGTCCACTGCAACCGATGAAAACGTTTGGACGGCCCTCACCCGACCCACTGGTAACATCTTCCTCGTCATGGGTGCCACGATGGGTTCCTCTCCGCGTTTGGTCGAGTCACTCTATGGCAAGAGCCAAATTCTTTCTGCCATCTTAGCCGTCGCCTCTCGTAATCAATGCGCGGAGATAACGGCTGCCAACGATCCTGACCATCTGATTGCCCGCGCCGTGCACAATCACTTGGCCCGCAATTTGTCTGCGGCAGCTTGCGCGCAACTTGGCTTACCCGTCGCCACACCGATAGTAGGCGCCCTGCCAGCTCGCTTTCGGAGCGTGTGGTTGGAAACCCCACGCAATGACGGCGGCGACTACTACACCGCGCGTACCACCCGAGGCACTTTGACCAAACCGACCACTAGCGCACCAGCATTCTCGAGCCACAAAGACCCACTCCTACATTCACATCATGAGTCCATCCGGGAAATGCTTAGACTTTACGTTCCCGTGACCAACGACATGAATCTGCGTCCTGACGGCACGGGTTACAAACTCCCCATGCTCCCGGACGTCCAAGGCGAATTCGACCCTATTTTCAATCATGACACTTTTGTCGACCCGGACGTTCGCGAGAAGGTGGCACCAGGCACTGAGCTCGTAACTGCCCAACATGTGGAAGACGGGCCTAACGCGGTGCTACGACACCACGCTAGTGACAAAGCCACTCAGATCATTTCTGAAAGGAAACGCATCGTTCTCGGCAAAGATTCATCAGATCTTAGCAGCCTCGACAAGGCCCGGCTCAAACAGCTCAAGCGAGGGTTTGCTAAGTTTTTCGACGTCGACTCATGGAACAGCGCGCCATTTGATGAAGCTCTCTTCGACCAGTGCTCCCGCGACTTCCTAAGTCCATGGGTTTCCAAGCGCACACTTGCTGGCATCGCCAATTCGGTACGGAAAGACAATATTGATCAAGCTCCCAATTACACTGAACTGTTCCTTAAAACGCAATACGTGAAGAAAGAGGAAAAACGATTCGCTGCAGCTACCGCCGGACAAATCGTGTCCGAGTTTCCGCTGACGAAACAGTTCCGCGATGCTCCGTTCGCCCTCTTCGTCGAACGCCTGTCAATGAAACATGCTTATCCGAGCACATATCTTCACTGCCGCGCTTCACCAGACGACATGTCCCGCTGGTACCGCAAGCATTGGTCCCAGGGCCCCATCACTACAAACGATTACACCAGCTGGGACCAAGGCTGTGACAAGGTTTTCGCCAACTTCGCTGCGTGGGTGATGCAGCTATGCCGCGTCCCCGACGAATACGTCCAGACCTATCTGTTCGAACGACTGAATACCTTCAGCTACCTCGGACCACATCGGACCAAACAGGAATCTGGCGACCGTTGGACCTGGTTGATCAATACTCTTGGCAACGCTGCCATCACTGGCGCTTCCTTAAACTGCCCGAAACGCACTACGGCCGCATTTTCAGGCGACGACGGGGCAGTCCTTGGATCCTGGCGCTACCAACCTGGATTCCACGCCAAGCAGTGGAAAATGGTCCCAAAGCGTCTTATCGAGTACGAGTCTGTTTTCTGCGGGTATCATATAGGCGGTGAAGACATATACATCGACCCAATCGTGGTCATGCATCGCGCACAGAATGGACTTGCCTTGGGCCGCAACGATCCCGAGTACTGGAACTCGATCAGTGACGCTCTTCGGGAGCTAGGCCCCCGCGTCTCAGATCATGACCAACACGTGCGCGCCACTCAACACTATTTGGAGTTCGCGCGACGAACTTTCAACATTTAAACACTTATACTCGGGCAGCACCACCTGCCCGACCTTGGCATGTCTCTAAACTGCCGTCCGCTCTTTTAGTAAGTCTAGTCCGGCAGCGATGCCGTAGGTACACTGGGGTGGTTCCCATCGTGTGTGCGTGGCGGGGCGCTGAGCTTACCAGCACAAAACTCCCCGTCTGTGACGGAAGATCATAACGGGTCAGAAAATGCGGGCAAAATATCCCTCCTTCAGCAAGAGGATCGTATTCCGTAGCAAACCCCGAATGAGGAGCGTGGGTTATCGCCACAAAGGTCATAGCTGGGCATGACCAAACCGGACGTCATTCCGGCACTGCAACGACTGAACGCCGTCCGGTCTTGTACTCTCGTTTATTCTCCAAGGCTGAAAGATACAGTCTCGCGACACCAGCGGCCACAACTTCCCTTTCCAAATGTCTCACGCCATTATCAACATTCTCGACCAAGTCACCACCAACACCGAGATTCGCATAGGCACCACCCGAGGTTATTTCATCTCTACAGCCCAAGTACACGCTATCCAAGCTGAACTCGGTAATAGCCACATTCGCTCTGGTGCCAACACTCCTACACCGCTCGAGGAGGCTCAGCACAAGCTTCTTGATCTTGTAGCGCAACATAGGGAGATTCTCGCCGACATAGAAAACGCTCCCAAGGACCGACGTTCCGCGCTCAACGAGCTTCTCCAACGCGCGAACTCCCAGATCGCTACACAACGCCGCATTATTAAGAAGTTGACAGAATGAACGCGCCACTCATTGTCCCAACGCCTCGCCCTGTGTATGATGAGCCCTTCATCGATGGTTACTGCTATCTCACTGTTTTCTCTCCTGCTGCTCGCCGTCGTGCAGCTGACACACTTGGCTATCGTCCTGATCGCGAATCACTTGTCTCGCACGCTCTAAAAGTGCCGGCGCAACTTGATCCAGGGCCATTTTCCATCAGTCTCACAGCCCCTTTGGGCCACATCGGCGAGTTTGCTGTAATCGCTCACATTACTCGCACCAGCCCCTGCTTTTCTAATCTCTCTGCCTTGCGTGTCCTTTCCCTTCTCCCAATGGAATCAGTCGTAGGTTCAGAGGGCCCAAGCGGCATGCCGCTTATAACTGCTCGCGACATCTACGCGGCACCTCAGCTGCGCGATCCTCTGGTTCGCCGAATCCTTGTTCCACCAACGTCGATCTTGTTCAAGGAGTCAAGCGTCATTGTGACGTTTAACCCGGCTACAGCTTCCCAACTTCAGAGTTGGACAAAACTTTTTCCCATAGTTCACATGCAGTCTATGCGCATCGTTTTCGTCCCCTCTGTGGGATCCACCAAAGCCGCCACGCAGTTCGTGTACTGTTGGTGGGACACGGCTGTCAACGCCCCCACCACCACCAAGGAGATTCGCGAGGAGCAAACTTGCCAGATTCATGCGGCAGGCCCTACTGGCACTGGCACCATGCATCCGCAGTTTTCTGTTGATGCTCCTTTTCATGGCTTTAGCCGTCGTCTCAAGCCTAGCGATAGGGTGGTAGGTCATCCTGCCTTCGTATGCGCTGTCCAATCTTTGCCCATCGGCACCGACTCCTTTGACGACTCTCTCATCTATAGCATCCACGCCGAGTACGTTCTCGACGCTCGATCCCAAACTGCATAAAACATTATTTTCATTTCAG